TGGTCGGCGAAGAAGAGGGCGATGTCGCCGTTGGGCTTGTAGGCGGCGGTGATGCCGTTAATGGCGGTGGTCGGCGAATAATCTATGAGCTCCGGCGACCCCCAGCTTATGCCATTATCGGTACTCTTTATTCGCTGAATTTTACGGTCGGACTTAATCCAGAAGATAGATACCTCCGCCCCCAGTGAGGCAGCCGCCACAATGACGGCATTATACTGGCTAGTGTATGTCCACTGGCTGAAATCAGATCCCGTATCTGGGTTGGCTACCCTCTGTCGGTACAGCTTCCTCGAATCGGACGGGGGAGTTATCCTGACCCTTACCAGCGAGCCGTCATCAGGTATGGTTACGGCGTGGAAGTAGTCGTCCTCCGAGCCGTCGTATAGCCTCGTCCAGTCAAGCCGGGTAACGCCGGCGATTTTATTGCCGGCTTCCAGTTTGACATAAGGTGTATGTGAAACCCGTTTTTGGGCGGTCAGCAGTGTTTCTGATAGGTTTCTCATTGTTCTTTGTTGTCCTCACTTTGCTGGTCGGGTATGTATTTCGTACCCCAGAAGAGGTGGCCGGCGATATAGCCGAGGGCAAAGATCAGCAATAGCCAAAATACCAACGGCCAAAACCGGTAGCCCAATACGGCACCGACGGCGACGAGGGCGATGATGCACAGACCCTCGTATTTGTGCCATATATCGCGCAGGATATAGGACCAGTGTCTGCCACCGATTGCCTGCCACAGTTTGCGGTAGATGTCTGCCAGTAGCATCGGTTCTCCGAATGTGTTACTTATGGTCCGTAATCGGTTGTCTTCGACACGGCCGGATAAGCCGGCTTGTAGAGCTGGCTTATTCTGGCACGGTTTCTCCGCCCCAGCCGCTTGAGCTCCTGTTGGAAGTAGCCTAGTTTATTCTTGCCCCAGCCGAGGAGCTGCTCGGGTGTTGCCGTGCCGCCGACGTTAACCCGGTTGATGGCAAAAGCAGCCCATTCCACAGCGGCATAGCCACAAGCGCCGGTGGCAATCAGGTCCTCGTAGATGGTGGGGATGGTTGAGCTTCCGCTATCAAGGGTATGCAGCTTGCCGTAATAGATATAGGCATTTGAGCCGTCAGGGACTTCATCCCCCAGCAGGGTTAGGGTATCCCCCCACAGACTGAAGCGCTGGTATATCCTGGGGAACCTGTCAACTGGGTGTTCTACGGTTTGAACCATAATACGGTTGGTGATGGTGGATATATCAATATCCCTGGAGTCGGCGGTGGTCGCTTTGGTTGTTTTTTGCTCCAGTGGTATCGCCTCGGAGAGCTCCTTAACGGCATGGGCGATGTGCCTGTCCAGCTCATCGTTGCTCCAGCGGTAATTCTCCGAATCCTCGTCGTGCAGGTCGCGCCTGACTATGGCTCTCATCTCGGTCAGGTTCATGGTTTATCTCCTAAGCCTGGCTAGTGCTTTTACCATCTGCTTGAGTTTGGCAGTGGTCAGTTCGGTATCCGTTAGGGCGGAGAGTTGGGCGATGGTGTTTTCCGCCTCCTCCCTCTCCAGCTCTTCGTCGGAGACCTCGTAGGATATCTTTTCGGTTGCTATTAGCTCGCCGTCTTGGTAGGTTTCTATCGTTTGGTATCTTGTTTCCGGCATAATTATCTCCTTAATCCAGCGATGAAATCCTTACCGCCCCGTAGCCGATAGACCACTCGCCATCGGGGTACGGGAACGGGTCGGTCAGGGTGGCGGGGTTTTCACTACCTTTGTAGAGGCTGGTAGCAATGCCCGCCAGGTTGGTATTATTTGCCCCTATCGGGCTCCAGGCAGTAGAGTAATGCCTTACAGTGGGTGTTCCATCGCTAATGACTGCTATAAAGTAGATGCCCTTGGTTAGTGCCTGCCCGCCGCTGATTTGCAAAGCCTTTAAGCCGGTGCTGTCGACAGCAACGGTTCCGGCGTCAAGCAAAAGTGTGCCGGGGTATAGGTTGTCCCCCACGTTGTAGATACCGAGACGGGCAATCTTACCCGCGGTGGCGGCGGATGTAACCTCGATTACCAGATGGCTCAAGGTCATAGCTCTGGGGATTAGCATATAGGTGCCGACCAGTCTGTTAGCCACTACGGTTGTACTTCCAAAGGTATAAGCAGGGAGCAGTATCTGGTTTTTCCCTGTCCTCAACCTGTCCATCAGCTGGTAGCTATGGGCATCAATGCTGGCTTCGTGTTCAGCCAGTTGCCCTTCAATACATTCTCCGGCAAGTTTGAGCATAGTTTAACCTCCTAGCTAAGGCTGTAATCCGCCTCGAGGGAGAATGATGTCCCCGAGAAGGCGGTTACCTTAAGAAATATGATGGCTCCTCTGGAATCGACCACCAGGGCGTGCTGTCCGGTGGCGGTGAATGTTCTACTACCACCGCTGAACCACTTCTCCTGCCTCGGGTTCCAGAAGATTACCTGGGTTTCGAGGCTAGTAAAATCGGTGCCGGTGATGGTGATGTCGAAGCGGCACTCTTTATACCCCTCGCTATCTATAGCCCCCGATGTGTCAGCTGGGTTGGATGTATCAACGGCAGTGACACCGCTCCGGTGGAGCTTAGGTTGTGTGTCGTAAACTTCAGCCATGATTTATCTCCTTTAGTCGGGGAGGGGGTTTATCCCCTCCCCATAGATTTAATTTAATCCTGGACGCCTATCAGCGCCGCCGCTTTTACTGAAGAGAACAGTGCTAGCGAGCAGTACCACTTGACGCGGGTGCGTGAGGCGTCCTTATTTTCCAGCGGGCCTATCGGCTCTACCTGTAGAAAACCGGGGCTGGTCAGCCCGCAGAGGGCGCCTTCACCAAACTGGATGGCGTAGATGGTGGAGCAGTCGCCGCCGGTGGTGGCTGATTCTAGGCTGTCGGTGACGACGTGGGTATCGAGTATCCAGTCGTTGACGCCGATGGGGATGCCGTCCCACAGCTGGATGAAGTTGCCCCAGCTATCGCGGTCAGCGTCCATCATGCCGCCGGCAGCCCTGACCAGTGTGTTGATCTTGCGCCGCGATCGGCGGCTCATCAGCAGCATATCGGGCTTGCCGCCCTTTACGGCATCGATGAGCTCATCCAGCTTGTCCAGCGTCAGGGTGGCGCCGGTGGCGCCCATGGCGATGACCTGGTCGCCGGCGCTGGTGGTGTCGATGAGCAGCCTCAAGCCGTCGAACTCCTTGGAGTTGGTTACCGAGTCGCCGTAGATGAAGATTTCGTCGAACTTCTGCTTGAGAGCCTTGGCTTTGAGCTCGATGATGGCCGACTCCAGGTCTTGGACGTTGCTTCGGGTTGCCTTGAGGAAGTTGTCGACATCGGCGTCACCGCCCACTATCTTAAGGTTGGCCGTCTTCTGTTCGAAGGTCGGCGTGGATTCAGCCCAGGTATCACCGACATCGTAGAAGTCGATACTGGGCAGGGCGTTCTCCTGGTTGTAGGTCAGCCCGTTGCCCACGATTTCGATAAATGGTAGTTGCTGCAGGATAGGGGAGTCCTTAACGACGGTCTCCACCACTCCCTGGAGCAGCATATCGTTGGATAATTTTGATGCTTCGGCTAGTGTTAAAGCCATTATTTGTTACCTCCTATGGCGTATTGAATTTTTTCCCTGGCAGATAGAGCTGAGAAGTCGGGTGGTGTTCTCACCGGGGCGCCGGCCGGGATTCTGGTTCTGATGGATTCAGCCTCCAGTCCCTGCCTCACCTGGCTGACCAGGTCTCTGGCTCTCGCCAGCGAGTCGTCGATAGACTCTATGGTGTCGTCGGTGATAAGCTCCGGTGGTATTTCCGGATTGGTTTCAATCACCAGGCTCTTGTAGCTCGATACCGCCTGGTTCAGCTGCTCGCCGAGCCGGTTCATGTCTTCGCTGTACTGGGCGACGGACTGCTTCAGCGAAGCGATTTCGCCGTCCTTTTCGGCGATAGCCTTTTCCAGCTTCAGGATTTGCTGCTTCTTTGTCTCCAGCTCGCGGTCTTTCTCGGTGACCAGTTGGCTAAGCTCGGTAACTCTGGCTTCAAGCTGCTTCAGCTTCTCCTCCGAGGGATTTTGTTCTTCCTGTTTTAGTTCTTCGTCGGTCAAATTAATAACCACCTTGTGATTTAACTTAAGCGCCTTCCGCCTTGGGCTCTAAAACCCTCTCTCGCCCGCCGCCGGCGGTTGACCTGGCACTAAGCTCCTTATTCATCCTGAGGATTGCCTGTCTTTCATCAAGCCACTGTTTGAACTCCATCTCCGGGTCGTTGACGCCGACCTCGTACATGGCACGACGCCGGGAGTGGATTCCGTTCTGCACCAGCGTCTGCTCGTTGGTGACCAGGTGGCTGATGTCTCTGGGTAAAACTGGGCTCCAGACAACGTTCAGGCGGTGGTCGCCGAAGTCCTGTTTTTGGTATCTCTCAATCATCCGCAGGATGAGATGGCTTCTCTTTTTATAGGCGGTGGTTCTGATGAGCCTCTTGTGCCATACCTTCTGCAGTAGTGGCTGCAGCTCAATCTCAAGGGCGACCCCGGAAAGGTCCCTAGTGGTGCCGCCGAAGGCGGCT